CGCGGCTGCGAACGGGGCGATTGCACTTGTTCCCGGAACAGTTGTCATCACCAAAACAGGTTCACTCGCTGCAATGACACTGGCAGCACCAACAGCCGCGCAGGACGGCTTGCTGCTCACTGTAACTTCCGCGACAGCATTTGCCCACACGATTACAGCGACAAGCCTGATCGAAGACGGCGTGACCGGCGGAGCCAAGACGACAGCAACCTTTGCGGCATTTGCCGGGGCCACCATCGTTCTCGTGGCCTACAACCTGAAATGGCACACGGTAGCCCTCAAGGCCGTTACCGTCGCCTGATGAAGCCCGATGCGTTCCCCGGTGGAGGTGGCCACCAAAGCCGGGGAACTTTACTTTCTGTTCCATAAATCGCGTTGCATCGGGAAGAAAGAAATGCAATGCCATCGCCAACAAGTAGCTTGGCTACACAGCGGCCGGATTTGGCCACGTTTTTGGAGTTCGATCTGGAGTCTGAAAAGGCTGGTTACATTGCAACGCAGGTTTTTCCTGTGATCGATGTGATGAGTCAGGCCGGAAACTTCGGAAAGATTCCGATTGAGCAGCTGCTTCAGCAGCGAGATACGAAGCGAGCGCCCGGAAGCGGGTACGCTCGCGGGAACTGGACGTTCGAACCAGCGACCTACGCCACGGAAGAACACGGTGCGGAAGAACCCGTCGACGACCGTGAATCGAAGATGTACGCAGACTACTTCCAGGCAGAGCAGATCAGCACAATGCGTGCGTTTTCTGCTGTGCTGCGAAATGCAGAACAGCGTGTTGCCGATGCGGTTTTCAATACGACCACTTGGAACGGTGCGTCTTTAACGACTGCAATCACGCACGAATGGGACGACGCAACAAACTGCGTTCCTCTCACCGACGTGGAAGCAGCCGTGCAAAAGATTTATGACAACAGCGGTCTTTGGGCCAACGCTCTTGTCATCAATCGCAAAGTGTTCCGAAATCTTCGCAACAGTGCTCAGGTAATCGATCGAATTGAATCGAACGGTGCTGGCAATGCGGCAAAGGCGTCTGACATCACTGCTCAAATGCTCGCGGCTGCGTTTGACCTGGATTACATCATTGTTGCCGGCACAAGCAAGAACGGTGCGAAGGAAGGTCAGGCAGCTTCCCCATCGCAGATCTGGTCCGGCGAATACGCAATGATTTGTCGCGTTTCGACGAGTGCCGACATGCGAGATCCTTGCATCGGTCGCACGTTCCATTGGGCTCAGGATGGCTCGTCAATCGGCGGGACTGTCGAAAGCTATCGCGACGAACGTGTTCGCGGTGACGTGATCCGAGTTCGCCACGATGTGGATGAGCTGGTTCTGTATCCACAGGCCGGGCACTTGCTCAGCAACATCACAACTTGAGGTTGATAATGGGAACGACATTCGACTCACACTTTGCATCTGCAGGGTTCCCGATGTTGCTCGACAACTTCGGGGAGTCGGTTGTCTATTTTCCAAATGGCGGCGGGAGACGTCCGATTCTCGCCATTATCGAGCGTAACCCGCCCGCCATTTTTGATGCCTCCGGGAATGCTGTTTTACCGACAGCAACGATTCGTGTTTACAACTCTTGCCGGTCTGGGATCGCATCCAGCGAGATCAACGTCGGCAAGGATGAAATTGAGTTTGTGCTGAAGGTCGGGCAGACACTTTCGAAGCGGTTTTCTTTCATGACTCTGATGTCGCAAGACGCAGGGGTTTGTCAGTTTGCGGTGGTCTAATGACTGAACCAGTCAACGAACGAATCGTAGCGAATGTTCGCAGCCGCATGGCTGTCGCATTCTCTACGGCCGTTCGCTCAGCACAGATTGCCACATGGCAGCCGAAAGATTTAGTCGTGGTCGTCTCTCAAGGCGATCCAACGCCAAATGCTGAATTGAGCTATCCCGGAAATCCGCACGTGATTGCTTACGACATGGAAGTCATTGTTGCCGGGGTTGTAAAGCCATCGGATGAAGAAACTACAGCGATCGACACGTTCAAGAATCGCATGGGTGCTGACATTATCGCGGCGGCTACTAATGCAACGAACTGGCATCAATGGGGCGGGCTGGCAATCAACACGACTCTGGGCCCGATTGAATCCTACACAGAGGAAACGGGCGGGCGGTCAGGTGTAATGGTGAAATTGCTGGTGACGTATCGAGTACCGGAGAACGATCCCACGACGGTGTCAGCATGATTGCAATTGAGATAAACGCAGATCAGCTAAAGCGACTCGCGGAGTCAGTGTCGGCAGCAAAAAAAAGCCTGACAAAAGAACTGGCCGCCGCGATCAACGCAGTGTCAAAAAAAACCAAGCTGGAAATGGGCCGGGAAATCAGAGCAACTATCAACATAAAAAAGGATGAAGCAGAAAAGCCGCTCAGCATCAGGGCTGCGGCATCGCCGCAAAGCCTGCAGGCGGTCGTTTCATTGAAGAAAACGCCGAGACTCGGTCTGAGACATTTTGGAGCACGACAGGACAAACGCGGCGTCTCGTTCAAGATTTCAAAGGCGGGCGGGCGCGGTCGAGTCGACGGCGCTTTTATGGGACCGAATCCCAAGGCTGTAAACATAAACTGGCGAGGCAATGCGTTTAAGCGAGAAGGAGCCGGGCGTCTGCCAATAGTACAGATCAAGGGCGTGTCGGCTTATGGGGCATACGTCAAGAACAATCTGGCAGGCCCGCAGGTCGAAGCAGTCAATGCGGAACTCACGAAACAAATAGAACGTCGAATCAATCTCAATGTCCTGCGAGCCAACGGGCTTGTGACGAACTAGGAAAACAACATGCCATTGCTAAGACGACGTGCCGTTTTTGCCGCCAAGACCGAGACCACTGTCGGCACTGCCGAAACGATCACCGGGGCGGAAGGTGCCTACAACGCTCGCGACTTTTCCATTCAGCCGACGGTTGCGGTCACTCGCCGCGAAGGCCAAGGCGGGTTCAATTACCTTGCTGGAATTCCAGAAGGAATGATGGGCACATGCACCATCGTTCATGACCTGAGCTATGACGGAACAACAATTCCGACATGGGCCAGCGTGTTGCTTCCCGCGTGTGGGTGGGTTGATACTTCAGGCACGTTTTCGCCAGTGTCAGAAGGGCCGGGAGGATCTGGCGGCGTAAAAACGCTGACCATCGCGCACTACAAGGACGGCAAGCGGTCGCTGCTGTCAGGTGCGATGGGCACGTTCAAGATTAGTTGCCCAACGGGAAAAGTGGCGTTCATTACGTTCACCTTCACTGGCAAATACTCCAGCAACGAAACCGACACGGCAATCATCGCCCCGACGTACCCAACGACACTACCGCTGAGGTTTTCTCCCGGCGTTCTGACATGGAACGCGGTGGATCTTTGCACGTCAACAGTAGAGGTGGACGCAGGCAATAGCGTCATCATGCGAGAGTGCGTTGATGTGGCAGATCGCAGCGGCTTTAAGTCGGCTATTGTCACGAATCGCGCCCCGGTCATCACCGCAGATCCAGAATCCGAATTGGTAGCGACGCAGGACCGAGACGCCAAGTGGCTCACGAGTACGGCGGAAGCGTTTTCTATGCGTGTCGGGGTTTCTGGTTCGTCGATCGTGATTGCAGCACCAAAAGCTCAGCTCGAAAATAAGCAGCAGGGCAATCGGTCGGACATGATGACAGACGACTTGACGTGGCTCGCCACAAAAGGCAGTGCGTCTGACACTGAACTTACTATTGCTTTCGATTGAGGATGATATGCCGTTATTTCTTGAGCCTGGCCAAAAATACCCGATCGTGCTGGACATCGACGCGGACAAGCCGAAAGCAACGCAGCCGACGTTTTACGCTCGCTCGCAATCGATGCGAGGTCAGCAAAAAATCGCGGACGTTCTCGACCAGTGGACGCAAAACCCCGACATCTCAATCAAGGAACTATTTGCAATCACAGTTGAGGTGTTGTCCGGCGTCGTGATTGGCTGGGTCAACATGGGCGGCAAAGAGTTCAGCGCCGAAGAATTGCATGAGGTGCTGAGCTATCAAGAGGCTCGCGAGTTACTTCGCAAAGTAATGTACAACCAACACATAACGGCTGATGAAAAAAAAAGTACAGAGTCGCAGCCCTGATTCGAGGTGGAATGCTGTGCAGGTCATGCACGCGGGGAACATGCCGGAGTCTTAGC